TACCGTTGAGTTTATTGTAAGCGTAAACAATAACATCTTCCCATTCCGCGCCTGTTGGTGGAGAACCTGAAGCTTTAACATGAGTAAAGGAACTCGATTTAAAACCGGTTGCTCCTTTAATATGTATCACTTTACCGTTTGGTGCTTTTAGATACTTTTCTGCTGGACCATCACCATAAGTATAGTCAGCTTTGGTTGCTGCTATAATCTCAAAGTGATCACCAGGCTTATAACCTAAAGCATCTAATTCCCTAAAACCTTTTCCGTTAAAAGCGACTTTGTGTCCTATAACGTAATCGGGCTTTAAGAAACTGGCTTCTGTTATATATGAATTAAAGCTCTTCATCTATTACCTATTAAAATTAGTCTATATCTATAGAGTTATTTATACAGATACTCAAGTTAAAGCAACATCTCCAAAGACCTTCTGGCCTGGCTTGCGTTTGTTCAATCTCATTCCAATATCGGTCTTATCAAAGACTGGTGTACTATCATCCCAATTCTTTTTTCCTTGTTGGCCACCACCTCCGGATGGACCTTCGAGATTGATGTTATCCTGAGCAGATTCTTCGAGTTCATAGATCTTCATCTTTGCTCGTTCAATACCTACAAGGAATCGACGATAGTAACTGATGTCTCCCCAACGATTCTTCAACTGTTTAATCATCAACTGATTCATTTCATCAAGATATTCAGAACTAACCAAACCTAATATACAGTCAGCCGTATGAGTAATACCCATTGACTCAGATGTATTTGTTAGATCAACGTCAGAGTTACCATACGCATCTCTGTTATATTGAGAAGAGGTAACCACAGCACAATTATATTCCATTGCCAATCCACGTACTTCTTCTGCAATTGATTTGACCAAAGTATAACTGTTAGCAGCTGCAGCACCTTTTACTCGAGCAGATGAACAGATGTTCAAGTAATCGAGAAAGATAACGTCAGGAGTAAAGTTCTTTTTGAGTTTGAGTTCGTTTAACAAATGACGGAAGTGACCACTATGAGCAGATCCTGTTGGGAACTCCTTAATAACCAGTTTACCTGTTGTCTTTGTTTTATATCGAGCCATACGTTTCTCAAAAACATCACGAGGTACTTCGGCAACTTCGTCGAGAGTAATATCCATAATGTTTGCGTCAATACGACGACCGATTTCTTCAGCAGCCATTTCCATTGTAATATACAGAACATTCTTTCCATACATCAAATGATTTGCTGCCATATGACATTTAAGTAAAGATTTACCACCACCTGTCGTTGCCAACAGTACGGTCATAGATTTACGAGGTATGCCACCCTTTGTAATTTTGTTTAAGATTTCAATGTCAAACGGTGTACGTTCTTCAACTCTGTGATAATGTTCATAACGATCATCAACATCTTCAAGGAAGTCATGACCAACAGATTGGTCAAAGTTGATACCTAATGAATCCGAGAGCAATCCTGGGATTGCCCCCTTATCCAATTGTTCGTTGTCTTGACCATCAAGAATCAGAATTGCTTTACGTATACTATTATATAGATCTTTGTCTTGACAGAACTTTTCAGTTTCATCAATCAAAAATTCCATATTGGTATCAACGTCAACTGACATACTGTCAACCAACTGATGTACACCTTGATACGTATCTTCGTTCAGATCCTTGCGTTTATCAACAGCAATCTTTAAAGCTTCAAGTGAAGGCGGCTCCTTGTACTTTTCCATGTACTCGGAAGCCGTTTCAAATACTTTACGAAGTACAGTGTCATCGAAATAATCTTCTTTTAAATATGGAAATACCTTACGGCAATAATCCTCATTCAGTATCAGATTCGATAAGATCGTCTTCTCTAGCATTTGCATCTCCCATTACTGCTGCGTTAAGTTTAAACTTGCGTTCAATATATTCGTTGTACTTAGGACATTTCATGATACGTTCAAAGAACTCATCATCAAGCATAATATCCTTCGCTCTACGTTTTGGTTCAAGTACTTCACCGGTAGCCATATTGATTTCGTTATACCAGCCTTGAGTTTTAGAATCAAGATGTCCTGACTCCAAAGCCAATTCCATTAACGATGACCATTTCTGAATACCTTTATCAAATAATACAGTGAAAGGAAGTTTTGATTTTTCCTTAACGTATCTTGACTTTTCAATATTAATAGTAAACTTGAAACCTTCCAAGTCCTTGCCATCCTTCTGCTGAGCTTTACCAATAATGAATACTTGGTTTGCACTATACATAATACCTGTACCACCTGAAACGATGTTCTTAGGGAACAGACCGATTTCTTGGTATACATGGTTGATAGCAATACAAGGAATATCACGAGTAGTCAGTTTAGGTGTAACGATTCTGAATAGTGACTTGAGCTGTTTTGCTCTTGTCATATCAGCAACAGATTTACCATCCATAGCATCATCAACTTCTTTCTTGGAAGCAAGGTTACCGATTGAGTCAATCATAATCATGACACGATCACCTTTACTAACTTCATCAAGACGTCTTGTTAAGTCAAACTTCAACTGTTCTATATCTTCCAATGGCACGTGAATAACACGGTCAATGTCAATATCAAAACTTTCTAAATAATCAGGCGTAATACCATATTCTGAATCATATAGAATAGCAACGCCATCCTTATACTTATCAAGGTATGCCTTCATACAATATAAACCTAAAAGCGTTTTGAAACTTTTAGATACACCAGCCAGGACCGTTAACCCAGGAATCAATCCACCATTAAGACTACCACTAAAGGCAATATTAACAATAGGAAGATCTGTTTTAATAGGATCCTTTGCTTGGAAGAAGTTAGATTTGGAAAGAACCGAAGATCCTTTTACCGAACCTGCCTTCAACATTTTATCGAGTAAACTCATATTTTATTCTCCACTTAGAATTTGATGTAACTTATCGGCAAACGCATCAAGTTTCTCATATCGGTTTGGCCAATAGATGTAATCCTTTTCTGGGTTTGCTTTTAAGTTATTCAATAGCGGTACTACCGCATCATAAATTAATTTTGCCTTAGCAGCGCTCGACTCAGCAGAGGCTGCGGTTGTAGTAACTGCTTCCTTTGCTTGTTGAACAACTTCTAATTCATCGGCGTCAACAGCTGTAAAACCAAAATCAAAATCGAGAATGGTTGTTTCTTTTTCAATAGTCATAAGACCTCCTTAAAAAAGGGGACCTTGCGATCCCCGACAGTTGTTTAACTACGTGCCAATTCCTTAAAAATACTAAGGTCATCATCATCATCACTAGCGGTTGAGCCTACTGAAGCTTCTGCCGTTGCCATTGTTGGCTCAGACGTATCGTTAGACATACTGGATAAATCCAATTCATCTGCCGTTTCAGTAACCGGTGCCGAAGCAGTCGGTGCATTATTTTGTAGATCAAGTACACGATAGAGTTTAGTTTTCAATTCAGAATATGATTTGAAGTTACCTTCAGATACCAATTCCTGTAGAGGATGCTGTTCTCCCCAAACTCTTTCCAACTCTGCATCATCTTCTGACAATGGAGTAGCGGGATCGAATTCAGATTTATCGTAGTTCGGATAACCTTCGAATTGACGGATCTTCAATCTGAAGTTTGCACCTTCCCATAAATCAAACGGGTTGGTTGGTTCTTCATCTTCGAACGTAGGGTTCATAAGATCATTCAATTTATCAAAGATTTTTTTACCAAACTGATACATGAATACTTTACCTTCATTTTCAGTATTGCCTGGGTCTTTAACGATATAGACGTTAGCAGTATACTTCAGCCTGCGCTTCTGTTTACGTGCTTGTTCTTTATCAGCTTCAACACCAGAGTTCCACAGCTTAGAGTTAAACTCTGATACTGGGTCATCCTGATTCATGGTGGTTAGTGAGTTCTCGATATACCAAAGTCCTGTTGGTCCTTGGAAACCGTGGTCCCAAATTCGTACGAAAGGCATTTCTTCACCTTTAGAGGCTGGTAGGAATCTAATGACTGCGAAGCCATTTCCTGCCTTATCTCTTGTTGGTTTCCAAAATTTTCCTGCGTTCGGATCTGAGTAGGATTTTGAAGATATCTTTTCTAGTTGTGAATTCAACTTGTCGAGAGTCTTCGAGCGGTTCTTCTTGAGTGAAGAAAAGTCTGTTAGTGCCATAATTAGTTCTCCTGTTATATAGCGTTATATTTGCGTAGTATTAAATAACAAATCGGTCTTTGATTATTTTCTTAAACCGATCTGCGTCAAAATCCAAAAAGGGTTTATACTTTCTGGATTTGTTTATTATATCAAAAGATACGTGTTTGTCAACTACTTTTTCTTGCCAGTATGAAAATATATTCGCACTGTGAGCAAGAATAGTAAATGTCTCCAAACTAATCTTCTTCTGTAACAACATTGTCATTACCAAAGGATGTTGTCCATCTTTTGATATAAAGTTTCGCTTGTATTCATCGTTAAGATGAGCAAGCTCGGATTTGAAGATATAGCCTAATGATTCTATCCTCTTCCTCCAATTCGTGTACCTGGCTTCTCCTTCACTGTCGAGTAAGTCTCGAACCCAGATGTTTTTATTTATTAAAAGATTACTCAAAATTAAACCTTGAGGGTCATCTTTTTTAGAAAGTTTTGCGAACGAATACGCGTCGTTTCGAGACATAAACGTATCGAAGTTTGCACGTACTTTTCCATTGTATTTAAAGTAATCGTAACCGTCCGTTGTGAAATGTTTCTTTAATGCCAGAAATTTAACGTACGTGTTAAACGAATCATCACTTACTAAAGTCTGTGATATCTTGTTCATCTTCTTTCTTCACCATTCTTAAACTAACTGCCTCAGTCCGTATCTTTTCTTTCAACACCGAACTCTTCTTTACGATTTGTGCGATCGTTTCAATTTCAATACCATTCTTCTCAGAGTAGTCAACGAGAGCATCAATGTATGGTACTCCTGCCGAAATGTGTCTGCTTATTTCGTGGTGGATTTTATCTGGTGTTAAAGCAACAACGGACATATCAGGTTTTTCCTTAGTTTCTTTTTTAGTCATGTATACCTTATATTATATACTAGTTGCCAGGATATGTCAATAGTTATTTTTGTTAATTTCTAAAATGTTTTTTATTTAATTTGAACAACCATTATACAATAGTTTGCTATGTATGTCAATGGTTATTTTTCTGGAATGTATAAAAATCCGCTCAATAGTTATTTTTGTTAATTTCTAAAATGTTTTTTATTTAATTTGAACAACCATTATACAATAGTTTGCTATGTATGTCAATGGTTATTTTTCTGGAATGTATAAAAAATCCGTTCAATCAGTTAGGGGTTAACCTTTTCAATCGAACGGATATATTATAACAAGTTTTGCGCCAGATGTCAATCTATTTATTGATTAATAATTAGAAAGTGTAATGGCAATGATGAAGAACGGCAGGGCGATAGGGAATGTAATAAATGTAAGACATTGCGTGATTTCACAGAACTTACAGACTTTTTCATTATCTCTTAATTTTTCGTATCCAGCAATCAATGCTAAAGTGGTCATCTCTCTCCTTCTTGAGGTATATATTAAATAAAATTATGTTACCACCGGTAACAGAAAATATATATACAGAGTTGAAGAAAAAACCACTATAAATTTATATTATATTTAGTAATAGATTATATTACATTTCGTTATAGGTTAGACTTCCTGAAAGAGTACGTTTTCTACGTATTGATTCTTACGTTCCTCGGTTATTCCCATTGCCAAAATTGAACTATGAAGCATTCTGTTAAGCTTTTGTTTTGCACAATACTTATTCTGTCGTTCAAGAGTATTAATCCATCTCTTAGTGTATTGAGGATTGTCCATCTCCATTGTATAGAATCTTGATAGTTCCAAAGCCATGTTAACAAGTTGTTCCGTTTCTTCACCAGAACGAATTGCACCAGCACCTACAATGTTTTCCGAAAAGATCTCTAACGCCCAATCTGGCATTACTCTTTCTTTCTTCCATTCAAGGCCTTCGGTTGCAGTTCTAAACTTAATCATGTATGGATGGTTATCATTGTGAAGAACATCTATTGGAGAGTAGTCACAAAAGCAACCGCTAATCTTTTTAGGATTCGCAACAATATCTAATCCGAAGATAGGTAGATCAACATGTTCCCTTGGAAAGATATTGATATGCATTAACCATAACTTATTCTTTCCAACAGGTTCAATTGTTTTAAGATGAGCTTTACGAATCGTATCGCTTGTCCAAAAATAATCTTTCCAACCTTCAAGGTCAGCCGTATGGTTTTTGTTCTCAACTCGATCCATTGAGGAGTCAAAGTCGTTAATTAACGTAGCAGCAAGGTTTCTTAACTGGTCGAATAGTTCCGAATCAACAATCATTACTCTTCCTCAAAGGTACCCATCTTTCGAGCCA